GGACGGACTGGTCAGCGAAGAAGATTGCCAGGTCGCCGTTGGGCTTGTAAGCCGCCGCCAGGCCGTAAATCGCTGTGGAGGGTGAATAGTCGATAAGCTCCGGACTTCCCCAGTTCGCGCCGTAGTCGGTGCTCTTGATACGCCTGATTTCCCGGTTGGACTTTATCCAGAATATCGATACCTCCGCCCCCAGCGCTGCCGCCGCAGTCACGATGGCGCCATATTGCCCGGTGTAAGTCCACTGACTGTAATCGCTCCCCGTGCCGGGACTGATAATGCGCTGCCGGTAGAGCTTATTGGAATCGGTGGGCAGCGTTATCCTCACTTTTATCAGTGAGCCGTCGCCGGGTATCGTCAATCCATGATAGTAATCGTCCTCGGAACCATCGTAAAGCCGTGACCAGTCGTACCTGTTTACCCCCGCGGTTTTATTTACCGCCTTAATTTTTATATAAGGTACTACCGTTCCCTGTTGTTGGGCTGCCAGCAGCGATGAACTCAATGTACGCATCTTTCCTCCCTGTACATATAAGCTTAAGAGCTATGCCGACTCCGGGTTGAACAACAGGCTGCTCCTAACGTGGTTCCTCCGCCCCAGCCTTCTTAATTCCTGCCGGAAATTTTTTAGCTTCTGGTTGCCCCACTCCAGCAGTGCTCCCGGCGTTACCGCGCCCCCCACATTTACCCGGTTGATGACGAAGATGGACTGTTCGATAGCCGCATAACCGCAGGCGCCCTCAGCCACCAAATCTTCATATTTTTCCGGCACCGTCGAGCCTTCGCTATCCAGCGTATGTCTTACCCCGTAATAAACGTTACAGTTGGTGCCATCCGTCTGGCTGCCGCTCGTGATAGTCAGCGTGTCCCCCCAGATGGAAAACTGCTGGTAACTAAGCGGCGCCTCGCCCGCCGGGTATTCGACGGCAGCCACCATTATCCGGTCGCTTAAGCTTGATATATCCATCTCCCACGACCCGGCGGTCGTGGGCAGGGTCGCTTTGGCTGGCAAGGGCAAACTCTCGGATAGCTCCCCCACCGCCCGGTTGATTTGCCGCGTAAGTTCGGCGTCCGTCCACCGGTAATTGGCCTCTTCTTCATCATGCAGGTCGTTCCTGACCAGCGCGATCATTCCCGTCAAATTCATTTCCTTACCTCCTTATGCGGTAGCGCGACCTGGCTCTGCTGGCCGTGCAGTCTCATTTCACCACCCGCTTTTTCTGATAATAACTTCAGACTATCGGCGCCGATGCCCTGGTCGCTGCTGTTATATGATTGCAACAGCCCACCTATCTCATTCCCGCTTCCTTCGTCGCTGGCCAGTACCGCCGTCGCCGCCAACCCCGCCTCTCCGCCCGAAGCCTGGTCAGTACCTTCCAGCGTCCTGATAGCAATCGATTCCGTCCCGGCGCCGCTGTCAGCGGCGGTTTTTTGTTCCCCCGCTGTATAAGTCACCACCAGCTTGGGCTTGTAGCCAGTGCCCTTCTCGGCAGTATAAGACTGTGCGTTGCTGCCGTTGGCGCTTGACCAGGTTGGTGATGTATTGGCGACATCGTAGTTGGCATTTCTGGTGCCGAATTTGCTGACGTCTGTTTTGGAAATGCTGGCGATGCCGGAGGCGTTAAGGCTGAAATCGTTGTATCCGGCCGTCGACCAGCTGGCATAAGTTTTCGGGGTATCACAAAAAGCCGTAGCGCCCAGGCTATGGAAATCGGCCGCTGCTAGTCCTGTGCTGGAAGCCGGATTGGACGAGTAGACATTGATATTGGGGGTGACGGAAAGGTTATCCAGTTTTGAGTAACCATAAAACGATAATGTCGCCGCCGAAATAGCGGCGTCATCGGGCAGAGAAGATGTGTTAAAGAGAAATATGCTCCGGTAAATAATCCGCCACTTGCTGCTGACATTATCGGCGTACATCCCCATAGCCATGGCTGTGTTCGACGCATCATCGAAAGCGCTGCCAGCCGCGCCTGTCAGTGTTAACCAGCTCACACCTGTCCCCATTCCTCCTGTGGAATGATAGACATGGCCATCGACGCTGGTGCTTTCCGGGTTAGCGTCCGGGTAGAACGTGGCGCTATCCGAAATGATAACCGGCAGCTCTCTCCCTTCAAAATAGCCCTTCGGGATGAATTCCTCGTCTCCACCCCTGGTATACTGAAGACNCAGCCGTAAACTGCCCCGCTGGTTATACCTTATCAATACATCGTCGTGCGGNTCCGCCGTNAANACCCACGACCCNANNAACCGCCCCTCNATTATCCTTAGCCGCCGCCGGCAGNCCNCGTAGTCCCATTCCAGNACATTATTGNNATAGCCTGNATTTNCCGGGTCGGTCTCCANGAGCTTCGGCGCGGAGGAGACCGGCAACACCTCCACTCCTCCGATATACAGCTGCGGATGAAAGGTAACTTCGTCATCTTTCTTTGCCCCGTCTGTCTGGCCTGCCAGTTGAAGCCCTGGCGCAGGCTGGTCGTTTAAAGCAATTAGTCTGGTGTCGTTTCCTTGAACGACAGCNTGAAAAATATTGTTGCCGTTTTCTATAGTGCCGTTCTTATCCCGCCAGGTTAGCTCATGACCCTGTCCGTAAGCATCGACCATCGGCAGCCCGCTGACCACCATGAACTGCCTGCTGGAATTCAAGTCTCTATAGAGCTTACTGTACGGCGAATATCCCTTTCCCCGTGAGCGCGGTGCGTAGTCGTGCCACAGTTCCACACAGTCTTGGTCTACGCCCTGTCTTGCCAGCGCTGCCAGCAGCACGGGGTCTGAGACTATTTTAGCCGGGTCGGTTACCTTCTGAACTTGCATCGCTGCCGTCTCCTGTCACTAGGCTAAGGTTATATCCACCTGTATTGTCCAGGTGCCGCCGGATTTCGTGCCCAGGTTTTCCACTTTGCGGTTCAGGCACTTCCCGCTCGTCCCCTGTTTTACCACCCACTCGTTCCAGGTGTAGTTGGCATCGCTCGCTCCAAAGCTTGCTTTGAAGGTTGCCTTCTGTGTCGTCGATGTGGGATAGCTGGCATCCATGCCCTTGTAAGTCTTGTTGGTGGCCGCCTGTAAGTCCGTCTGCGTGGCGCTGGCCGCCGTGTTGCTGTCCCCCACCCCTATCTGCGCCGTCGCGTTGGTAAAGTGATTGGCGGAGTCTCCGCAAACCAGGTCCCACATTTCGTCGATACCGGTGTTAAGCAGGCAGTTGCCCTCCCCGCTGATGACCTCGTAAGGTTTAAAAAGCCTCCGGAATTCCACTTCGTTGCCGCGGTATTTCTCAATGTCCTCCCGGTATTTGCTCAGCATAAACCGGCAGAGCCATCTTGCTGATTCTCGTCTTTCCATTTTTACCTCCCGTGAGGGGTCCTTCCCGGGAAGGACCCCGGTTATTTATTATGTAAACTTTAGTCCTGCACGCCGATAAGGGCTGCCGCTTTTATCGTGCTGAACAGGGCCAGGGATACGTACCACTTCACCCTGGTCCTGGAGGCGTCCTTGGTCTCCAGTGAACCGATTGGCTCAGCCTGCAGATATCCCGGGCTGGTCAGTCCGCAGAGAGCCCCCTCCCCTAACTGTATGGCGTAGATAGTGGAGCAGGCGCCCCCGGTAGTGGCGGTCTCAACACTGCCGGCCAGAACGTGCGTATCGAGTATCCAGTCGTTAACGCCGATTATTACGCCGTCCCATAGTTGCACGAAGTTCCCCCACTGGTCGCGGTCGGTATCGGTCATGCCGCCGGCCGCTCTTACCAGCGCGTTGATTTTCCGCCGTGAACGACGGCTCATCAGCAGCATGTCCGGCTTGCCGCCTTTTACGGCATCGATAAGCTCGTCCAGCTTAGGCAGGGTTAGTGTAGCTCCGGTAGCGCCCATGGCGATTACCTGGCTGCCTGCCGTGCCGGTATTAATGAGCTTCTTGAGCCCGTCATATTGCTTGGCGTTGACGGAGCTGTCACCGTAAATAAAGGTTTCCTCGAATTTTTGCTGAAGCGCCTTGGCCTTCAACTCGACGACGGCCGTCTCCAGGTCCTGGATATTGTTGCGGGTAGCCTTGAGGAAGTTGTCTACATCGGCATCCCCACCCATGATTTTCAGGTTAGCCGTCATTTGTGTGAAAGTCGGCGTCGACTCCGTCCAGGTATCGCCCACATCATAAAAATCGATATTGGGCAGCGTGTTTTCCCGGTTATACGTCAGCCCGTTGCCGACAATNTCGATGAAAGGGAGCCGCTGTAAGACCGGNGAGTCTTTGACGATGGTCTCCACCACCCCCTGCATCAGNANGTCGTTTGATAGTTTGGCTGCCTCCGCTAATGTCATTGCCATATTAATTTGCCTCCTGTATTTATCTTTTTTTCTTTTGTCATTGCGAGCCATCCCGACCATAGTCGGGAGGCGCGGTAATCTCATTGCCCTTACCTTTACCCTTGTTATTCCCGCCAAACTTGTCCCGTACTTGATACGGGAGCGGGAATCCTGTCTCCTTTTCCCTTTCTTCTCTTCCTTGTTACTTGCTACTTGTTACTTCCCTTTATCCCTTCCCTTCCATGGCGTATTTAATCTTCTCCCTCGCTGATAAAGCCGAAAGATCCGGGAGTGTTCTCTGCGGCGCGCCCGCCGGCACTCTCACCCTGGCGTTTTCCGCTCCCATCTCCTGCTTTACCCTTTCCACCAGCGCCTTCGCGCTTTTTGTCGACTCGTTTATCGCCTCGATTGTCTCTCCTTTTATCATCTCGCTTACCAGGCCGGGATTCGCCTGCGTTACGAGCTCCCTGTAAGCGGCTACCGCTTTCGGTAAAGTCTGGCTCATTTCATCCAGCTTTTGTCTGGCTTCGTCCATCGATTGCTTAACTGCCACTATTTCATTGTCCTTGCCCGCAATCGCTTTCTCCAGTCCGTTGATGGCGTCTTTCCTGGACTTCAGCTCGCGTTTTAACGTCTCGTTCTCCAGTTTCAAACTGTCGCTCTCGCTTACGCCGGTCTCGACCTCTTCCGCTTGCCCCTGTTCTTCTTCCATATATGTCCTCCCGCTTTTTACTCTACATGCCTTCCGTGAGGGTCGGTAAAGCTCCCTCTCTCGCTCCGTTCCCTTTTGGTTTGGCATTGAGCTCTTTGTTCATCTTGAGAATCGACTCCCTTTCTTCCAGCCATTTTTGAAACTCATAGTCCGGGTCCGCCACACCCACCTCCCCCATGGCCGTCCTGCGGGAGTGTATCCCTGTCTGCACCATCACCTGCT